ATTCAACAACAGGTTCTCTTTCTATAACAGCAGATGCTAATGCGAATATAACAAATAATTTATTAAATTTAACTTTAGGAACAGATACCATATTAGTACCTTCAATTGAAGTTTATGTTACTGCTCCTGGTGATTTACCTTGGGGCACTGAAGCGTGGGGCTATGGTTCGTGGGGCAATATTGGTGGAATGGATATCGCCATTGGAGCAGACGCTGTTCTTACTCCTTCTATTGATGTAAATGCTACAGGTAATCAATTAAATACTACTACTGGAACTTTTTCAATTACAGGAGATGCTAGTCTTACTTTAACTGGAATAAGTTCAGCTACAACTACTGGAACAATAAATACTCAAATAGATGTTGATATATCGGTTACAGGACAATCTAGATCAACTACAGTAAATACAGTTACTATTACAGCGGAAGCTAATATAGATGTAAATGGAAGTTTATTAACTGTATCTTTAGGAGATGAAGAAGTTGATATTACAGCTGCTGTATTTTTAACTGGAAATGTAATTTCTTTAAGTTTAGGAACAGCTGAATTAGATGCAAATACCTTAGTAGATTTAACCTCTGTATCTGCAACAACTACTATAAATTCAGTATCTATAACTATAGATGTCGCACCAGATATTACTGGTCTACAAATGACTACTTATGTAGGCAGAGTATTTATAAGTGCTTGGGCCGTGGTAGATATAGGCATTTCTAATAGTTGGATAGTAGTGAATACAAGTGCAACTAACAATTGGGCGGTTGTTGACATAGCGGCTTAATCAAACTAAAATTAGGTATTATTACAAATTTAAAAGGAATTTATGGCATCTAGTTATTCTACAGATCTTAAACTTGAGCTGATGGTGACAGGGGAAAACTCTGGAACCTGGGGCGATAAAACAAATACAAATTTAAACTTATTACAACAAGCAATAGCTGGTTATCAGTCTATAGCACTTACATCTACTAACACAACTTTAGCAATGACTGATGCTACAATATCAGATGCTAGAAATGCTGTTATAGAATTTACAGGAACGATTGCAGCTAACTCAACTGTTTATGTAGCAAGTGGAATTGAAAAAACATATACAATTAAAAATAGTACAACAGGTGCATTTACATTAGCATTAAACCAAGTTGGTGGATCTTCTGTTATTTGGGGAACAACTGAAAAAAATATTAAAGGTGTATATTTAAATGGAACAAATGCAAATACAATTGATCTTAGTACATTAGGTGGAGCAATTAGTACAAGTGCCTCTATCGGAGATTTTGTTATTGGTCCTAATGAACTAGATACAGCATCAGTTACATCAGTTAAGATTGCATCCTTTGCAGTTACATCAGCAGCTTTAGATACTTCATCTGTAACATCAGTTAAAATTGGCTCGTTCGCAGTTACGTCAGGAGCATTAGATACAGCATCAGTTACATCAGTTAAAATCGCAGCGGCAGCTGTAGGAGCTACTCAATTAGCAAATACAAATGTTACTGCAGGATCATATACAGCAGCCTCAATAACAGTTGACGCTCAAGGAAGAATTACAGCAGCATCTTCTGGATCAGCTGGAGCTGGAATGGGAATACCTGTTCTTTCAGCAGTAGGACCAGCATCAGGAACTTATACAGCTAGTCCAACAGCAAATAGAATAGGTGTTTATATGTGGGCTGGAGCTGGAGGAAAAGGTAACGGACTCCAAACTGGAGGAGATGGTGGATATGGATTTTATAATAAACCAATAACTCAACCTTTTTCGCAACCATATGCTATAGGTGCTGGAGGTACTGGTGGTGGTAGTGGTGGTGCAACTAACGTAGCAAATGTTGGAACAGTTAATGGGGGTGGTGGTGCTCCTAATAATGCCGATGGTACTCCAGGAAATGCTCCAGGAGCAAGTTTAGTTGGAAATAGAAATCAAATTATGACTAAAGCAAACTATTACTCATATCCTGTACCATGTTCTGGACCAAGTTATACTCTTTCTAATAGTTATGGATCTGGTCGTTATACTCAGCCAGGAGTTGAAGGAGCTTTAATTATATTTGAAAATACAGGTACATAATATGGCTTATTTTATTTTTACTAATAATTCTGATAATATAGAAGGAACACTTTATCGTATCGCTGAAAATCAATCTGATTTAGATAATTTAAATATTGATAAATCAATTTATAAAGTTATAGAAGATTCTCAATTAAATTTTGAAGACGTTAAATGTGGATTAAAAATAGCTATAAAATATAATAATAATACTATTGTATATGAAAATGCTCCTGCTATTTTAATTAAAGATAAAATAAATAAAAATGGGATTATGATTAGATCAGCTAAGGAAGAATTGAATGATATTGTGTCTTCTTATAAAGAACAAATAAAACAATTTATTAAAAATAATCCAAATCATTTATTATTAAATAGATGGAATAATTATTATAATCAATTAAATTCTTTAAATTTAGATAATATTACTTACCCATTTACTAAAACACTAGAACAATATTTTAAAGATCAAAATCAAACATACTTAAACCCTTTACAAATACCTTAAAAATTGCTATTTAATTAGCATGTTTCATAAAGAAATAGAATTTAGTGCACACGAAGATTATTTTGCATTAAAAGAAGATTTTCCAACTCCAATAAAATTAAATATACCTGAGTGGTATAAAAAATTAGAACATACATTACATAATAAAACAGTTAAAGGTTGTATGCCATTTTTAGATACTTTAACTTCTGGTTATTTATTAAATATTCCTCAAGATTTTAATGTGAGGCATAATGTTGATAATAAAAATGAAAAAGAAGAAATTTTTAAAGATTCTTTTCAAACTTTTAGTTTACATGATCAATCGCAATTATTACATGCAAAGCATATAAATTTAAATTCAGGGTTTGATACACATTCCATTAAACAAATAGATGGATCTCCTTTTATTGAAAAAAATAAAAATCTACCTTTTTATAAAATACTAAACCCTTGGAAAATTAAAACACCTAAAGGTTATTCTTGTTTATTTGTGCCTCCTTTAAATAATTCTGATGATAGATTTTCAATAATACCAGGAATAGTTGATACAGATACTTTTCCAAATGAAGTAAATTTTCCAATAGTTATAAATGGAGATAAATATCCTGTTTTAGAAACTACAATAAAGAAAGGAACTCCTTATGTTCAAGTAATTCCTTTTAAGAGAGATAATTGGAAAATGATTACAAAACCAAGTAAACAAAAAGAAATACAAAATTCTAGACTTTTTTATGGATTAAAAATGTTAAATATCTATAAAGACAAATATTGGAATAAAAAATCATGGAAATAAAGAATTTTATAAAAATATATGATGAAGTATTGCCTTGGAAAGTTTTATCAAATTTAATTCGTTTTGCTAATGTTTCTAATTTTAAAGAAGCTAAAATTGGAGGAGGGAATGAAAATAAAACAGATTTTAACATAAGAAGGACTTATACATTACCCTTGTCTAATTTAAATAATTCTATTTCTAATGTTCATTGGTTTAATTTATTACATAACTATTTTAATAAAAATTTAAAACAATATAAATTTGATGCTAATATTTTAGATTATGATTATAAAGAAATTTTTGATATTCAAATTTTAAAATATGAAAACACTGGATTCTACACGTGGCATGTAGATCATTTTGCAACAGTTCCAAGAACAATGAGTTGTATTTTATTATTAAATAATGATTATGAAGGAGGAAATTTATGTTTTAGAAATCCAGATGGATCTGAAGAATGGGAAATAGAAGTAAAACCAAATAGAATGATTATTTGGCCAAGTAATTTTTTATTTCCTCATACAGTTAAACCAGTAACGAAAGGAAAAAGGTATTCAGTAGTAGCATGGGCACTATAAAACAATTTAATAATTTTTTAAACATTGATTTTATTAATGATATTAAAAAAGAAGTTTATCGAAATATAGGTGAACCAAAATGGAAGAGTAATTTATGTTGGAGCCCTGCTGTTAGAAATAGCTCCTCTATTGTATTATCTTTCGAAATAGATAATGATGTTTTTAAAAATATAATAAAAAATAAATTTATTTTTCTTTTTCCACAATTAACAAATAAATCAATGACCGTACTTTATTATATATGGCCTAATTTAAGTTTTATTCCATTTCACACGGATGGGGGAAAATATATGGGAGCAACAATATATTTAAATGAAAAATGGGATAAAAATCATGGGGGTCTTTTTTTATATGAAAATAATAATGAAATAAATGTTATTATCCCTGAATTTAATAAATGCGTTGTAAATGACTTAAAAATAAATCATGCTACAACTTTAACAACAATAGAAGCTCCTTATAGGGAAACATTGCAAATATTTTTTATATGAAAACAATTAAAGATTTTAAATATAAATTAATTAAAAATTTTTTAACAAAAGAAGAAGTTAAATTATTAACTGATTATTGTAGAATAAAACATCGATTAAATTTTAATTCATTTGATTTTGTTCAAAATGACAATGGAGATACTTATTTTTATGGAGATCCTTTAATGGAATCTTTAATGGTTAATAAATTAGATATAATGCAAAAAGAAACTTCTTTAGAATTATATCCAACTTATGCATACTGGAGAATGTATACAATTAATGCAGATTTAGAAAAACATAAAGATAGAGACTCTTGTGAAATAAGCGTAACAGTGATGATAGGTTCTGATGAAACTAAATGGCCAATTTATATGGATGGAACAGAAATTAATATGGAACCAGGGGACGCTACTATATATTTGGGTTGTGACGTAGAGCATTGGAGAGAAGAGTTTAAAGGAGATTGGCATGCTCAAACTTTTTTACACTATGTTGATAAAAATGGACCAAAAAAAGAATGGTTTAAAGATAAAAGAGCTCTTTATGGAACAACACAATGATATTTAAACAATACGAAAATGGTTCTTGTGATATAGAATTTTCTAAAGAAGAAATTAATATAATTAATAAAAATAAAAAATTACATTTATCTGATGAAAATTTAAAACATTTTGGAAATAACCTTATTAAAATAGTAATGGAATGGCAATTAAAATTTAATCAAAAGATACAAAATATAAAAACTTATAGTAATGAAGTAAATTCAAAATAAATATGAAAGAATTTAATTTTTTTACGTCTTTAGTATATTCTATTGAAAAAAAAGAATGGTTAGATCATTTAAACGATTCTTGTGAAAAATATATAGATCAAGACTACATTAAAAACAATTTTGGATTAGCATATCATTCAAATACTTTGGTTAATGATATAAATTTAAAAGAATTTATTTATTTTATTTGTAAAACAGGGATAGATATTTTAAATACACAAGGATATAATACAGATATTTATTCCTTAATTGTTTCTGAATTATGGGTACAAGAATTTTCAAAAAAAGGAGGAGGACACCATAATTCTCATATACACCCAAATAATCATATTTCTGGTTTTTATTTTTTAAAATGTTCAGAAAAAACATCTTTCCCAGTTTTTCATGACCCGAGATATGTTAAAAAAGCTTTACAATTATCTGAAAAAAATTCAAATAATGTTACTTTAGCTAGTGAAAAAATTGCTATAAAAGTAACACCAGGTGGATTTATATTTTTTAATTCTTATTTAGATCATGAATTTGCTGTAGATAAAGGAGAAGAACCTTTTAGATTTATTCATTTTAATCTACAGGCCATACCTAAGCAGCTAATTAATAATGATATAAAACGTATTTCATCTTAATCTTTTAGCTATATTCAATTAGTGGTATAATAACCATAAATATGCCATTAAAAAAGATACCTTTACCTCCAGGCTTTGATAAGAACGATACTGCATCTCAAGCAGAGGGACGTTGGATTGATGGAGATAATGTACGTTTTCAATATGGATCACCTGAAAAAATAGGTGGTTGGGAACAGATTAATTCATCTATACTGGTAGGTGCAGCTAGAGATATACATTCTTGGTTTGATTTAACCGGTAGAAGATACGTTGTTATTGGAACAGATAAAGTCTTATATGTTCTTTTTGATGGAGAATTTTATGATATTACACCTCTTAGTACAGCACTAACAAGTTGTACCTATACATCAACTACAGGTTCTGCAACTGTAACTATTAATAAAAATGCTCATGGTTTATTGGTAGGAGACTTAATTAATTTTTCAAGTGTAACAACACCAGGACCAACTACAACAAGTTTTACATCAGCAAATTTTACTACTAATTCATTTGAAGTTAAAACAGTACCCACTGCAAATACCTTTACAATTACTATGCCTGTAACAGAAACAGGAACAGGAGTTACTACAGGTGGATCACTTATAACAAATCCTTACATTATCGTTGGACCATTAGCCTCGACACTTGGTTATGGATGGGGAGCAGGAACATGGAGTTTATCTACTTGGGGTACTTCAAGAACAGTTTCTAACACAACGATTGACGCTGGTAATTGGTCTTTAGATAATTTTGGAGAATTATTAATTGCAACTATTAAAAACGGACAAACTTTTTCATGGAACCCAACAGCAGGCACAGGAGTTAATACACGTGCAACTATTGTAGCGGGTAATCCTACAGCAACAGTTTTAACAAGAGTATCAGATAGAGACAGGCATTTAATTCATTTTGGAACAGAAACGACTATTGGTACCCCTTCTTCTCAAGATCCAATGTTTATTAGGTTCTCAGATCAAGAGGATATTGATGTTTATGAACCAACTTCTACAAACACAGCAGGAACATTTAGATTAGACAACGGTAGTAAAATTGTAGCAGCTGTTAAAGGTAAGGATTATATATTAGTTTTAACAGATGAAGCTGCTTATACGATGCAATTTGTAGGGCCTCCTTTTACATTTAGCATACGTCAAGTCGGATCTAACTGTGGATGTATTGGACAGCATGCAGCAGTCTTTGTAGATGGTGCTGTGTATTGGATGGGTGATTCTGGTAATTTCTTTGTATTTGATGGAACAGTTAAAGCTATAACTTCTACAGTTGAAGACTTTGTATTTACTACAACAGGGGATTCTTTAGGACTTAATTTTACAAATGGTGAATTAGTGTTTGCGGGACATAATAGTTTATTTACAGAGATTAACTGGTTTTATCCAAAAGCATCCTCAACACAAATAGATCGAGTTGTTACTTATAATTATAAACTTCAATCTTGGACTACAGGAACACTTGCAAGAACAACATATGAAGATGCTCATGTATTAGAGTATCCAAGTGCTACTAAATACTTAAGCACTTTAACTCCCAACACTCCTACAATAAATGGTATTAGTAATGGAGGTAGTTATATGTTTGTACATGAGGTAGGTGTAAATGAGGTTATTAATTTAACAAGCACAAATGTCACAAACATTACAATACCTGCTTTTATTAAATCAGGAGACTTTGATTTAGATATAGAAGGAGATGGTGAATTTTTTATTAAAATAAGAAGATTTATTCCTGACTTTAAATACATAGATGGTAATGCAAAAGTAACTTTATTCTTTAAAGCATACCCAGCAGATTCAACCACGGCACAGGGACAAACAACTGTGGGACCCTTTACAGTATCTTCAACAACAGATAAGATAGACACGCGCGCGCGAGGGAGACTTGCGTCAATAAAAATTGAAAACGATGCACTTAACGACAATTGGCGTTATGGTATATTTAGAGTTGATATACAACCAGACGGCAGAGGCGGAAGTGCTCCACAAACATAATGGCTAAAATAAATATTCTTATACCGGAACCACAGGATCCTTATACCGTTAATAATTTTAGACAAATTAATCAAGCGTTAGAAACTTTACAAAATCAATTAAACACAAGTTTTAACGATGAAATTCAAGAAGACTTACAAACTTTAAGTTGGTTTTTAATAGGAACAGGTAGAAGAAATACTCAAATAAATTCTTCAAACGGAGCCTTAATTACAGGAATTCAACTAGCTACAAGTGTAGCATTAGTTACAATAGTAACCACATGACAATAGTTTATAAAGTACAAGGATATGATTTGACGACATCAACACTTACAACAGTGTTAACAATTGATGCCTCATCAAGAGCAATAGTTAAAGAAATAACTTTAGCTAATGATACAGTTTTGTCTACGGAGGTTAATCTTTATTTAAGAGACAGTTCTGCCTCAACTGATTATAAGTTTTTTCACACAATAATTGGAGCAGATTCAACTGATAATGCAGTAAATAATACATTAGTTTTAGAAGAAGGAGATAGTTTAAAATTTCAATCGGCAACTGGAAATGCCATCTCTGGACAAATATCATATGCTTTGATAAATAGATCTCAACAAAATGGCTAGAAAAATAAGTAATGGTTCAGGTTCTTTTATTAAATTTACTAATAAAAAAAGACCTGGAAGACATAGTAAAAGACCTAATAAAAGAAAAGATCGTAAAGAATATCGTGGACAAGGAAGACTATAATAGTATATATTAAAGTTTATGTTTTATATTTGGCATACATTACTTGTATTATTATTTATAGGCTTTGCATTTTTTATGGGATATAGACTTGGTAGAAATAAACCTGTAGAAAGTAAACAAGAAGTTAAAGCAAAATGCCCAATGGGATTTAATTGATGACACAAAAAACAGTAATTATAGACGGAGTAGAAGTTCCAGTTTTACCAGCTAAGACTGAAGAAACTATTAAAAATAAATCTACTGGACAAACCTATTCAAATCTAGCAGAGTTTCATGCGGACGTAGCAGATCCTAATACACCTACAAAAGCAG